GGTCTTTGGTCATGCGGGCCAAGGTGCGCGCCTTTCGCTGGATATTTGGGCCGAAGTATACGGCAGGACCATTAGAATATCAATGCCGTGCCATAGGCATCGTCACTGGGACTAGGCGGGTTGATTTGGGCTTCGGCTTTGCCACCATTGCCGGGAACAGATCGGTCATGCCCCAGACCAAAGCATCAACGCGGTCAGGCGAATATCCTTGGCCCTTGCGGTCGAAGTCGGTGGTGAAACTGCACATCTGATCTTCAAGCGCCGGGAATGATTTAGCGTGCCGGATCTTGTTCTGCTCATAGAGCGCCGCAATAGGCTCGGCTCGGATATGCTTGCCGCGTGATGCGTGAACCTTGCGCACCGGGACAGTGCGCCCGCGTGCTGCGGCCCTGATGATGGTTTCCACCAGATCGCCGCCTTGGTTGACTTCGGCCACGATGCAGTCGGCCTCAAATTGGTCGAACAGCGAAACCGCGCGCCGCGCCCAGTCCTCGGGCCGATAGCGCCCGCTGTCGTCCTCCAGCACATAGCCGCGCCCGGCTGCATCACGGCCCACGACGATGATGCCCGTCTCGTCAGACCCGGCTTCGTTGGTGACGGCAGGGTCAAGCGCCACGATGATGCGCTCCAACTCGGGCGGATCTTCGTGCGTGATGTAGCTGCGGCGCCAGAGAGCGTTGTCATCGTCGGCTGAGAACGTGCCGTCATAGAAACGCCGGCGCTGGCGCTCTGGCATGTTGGCAAGGCTGCGCAGATATTCCGGCGCAAGGTTGGCCACGTTGTCGGCTGGGTTGATAGTCGTGTGGCGGAAGTCCTCCGCATGGTCCGGGATCGGCTTGCCGTCTGACGGGTGCAGGCCGAGGACAAAGATTTGGTAGGACCAGTGCGCCGCCGTGGTCGGGTTAAGGTCAACATACATGACTTGGCGCAAGGGCTTGCCGTTCACCTGAGCAGAGACTTGGGCCAAGCGCGACTTGACCAGTTCGAAGGCATCGAGCGCGATCTGGCTGGCTTCGTTCAGGTAGATGGTCGCGTATTCCTTGCCCAGCACCTTATCGAGTCGGTCGCGGTCCTTCAGGCCAGCCAGCCAGATTTGCGATCCGTTGGGCAGTTCAAAATAGCCGTCCTTGTCGCGCCATTTCATGGTCAGGCCGGGGAAGGCCAGCTCCACCACCTTGGGGATGGTTTCGTTGCCGATGGATTGCTTTGCGTCCACGCCATCGTTGCGGAAGATAGCGTGCCGCGATCCTGGGGCTTTCAGGGCGCGGATGATGATGGAGTAGATGATGACAAACGTCTTGCCAGAGCGCGAACCGCCGTAGACCAGCATGTAACGCGCGCCCGTGGCGAAGATCGCCCGGACATCTTTCTGCTTGTCGGTCAGGTCAAAGGTTGGCGTCATCGTCTTTGATATTGACGTTGAAATTGGTCTGTTCAACTTCCAGCTTTTCGCGCCAGCCTGCGCGGGTTTTCATCCAGAAAATCATAGCGGCGGTGTCGCCCTTGGTGGCCTTGTTGAACAGCGCACCGCCGACCGATGCGTTGGCGCGGGCCATCGCTTGGTCCAGTTCCGCCCGGTAATATTTGGTCAGCGTTTTGTCATCTATGTCCAAGATGTCGGCGATCACCTTTTGCGGCGTGCCGATGGTCGCGTGAAGCTGCACAAGCTGGCGGCTTTCCTTGCTGGGTTCATGCGGTCGGCGGCTCATGCTGCGATCCTTTTGGTTGCCAGCGCGTTGAACGTCTCGCCCGAGCCTTCAAGCGTTGCCTCTTGCCCGGTGAAGTCCTGCCAGCGCTTGATGATGACGTCGCAATACTTGGGGTCGAGTTCCATCATGCGGCAGTCGCGGGCTGTCTTTTCGCAGGCGATGAGCGTGGAGCCGGAGCCTCCGAAGAGGTCTACGATGCAGCTTAGACCGTTGCCCCAATTTTCAAAGAACCAAAGCGCAAGCGCAACAGGTTTTTGCGTTGTGTGCAGGCGATCCTCGCCCTTCTCTTTGTTTTTGAAGCCGCCCCACTGAAGCCAGCACATTTTGTTGCGCTCTCTCCGCGACCAGCAAAGTTCAAAGTCCCCATGCGGATTGGCGGCCTCAGTCTCACGCTTCTTGTTCCAAACTATTATGCCGCCGCGCCCCAGCTTGTCGGGATAATATTGGTATCCCCAAACAAACATTTCCTTTGCGCTTTTAAACATTTGAACAAGAAATGACGGGTCAAAATCATCGCCGTCGCCAATAATCATTTCAGCCTTGTTGCGCTTGTTTGTCACTCCAGCCTTGTTGCCGTCAAACTTGCTGCTGCTGTATGCAATCCCATAAGGCGGATCGGTGAACACCATGTCAGCCTTGCGGCCATCCATCAGCCGCTCCACCGCGTCAATGCTGGTGCTGTCTCCGCACATCAGCCTGTGCCGCCCCAGCACCCACACATCGCCCTCGACGGTCACCGGAACCGCAGGCACCTCCGGCACCGCGTCCTCGTCGGTCAGGCCAGCGGTTGGCTCGGCTAGGAAGTTGCCGATCTCGTCGGGATTAAAGCCGGTCAGGCTCAAATCAAATCCCTCGGCGTCCAGATCCTGCAATTCGATCTTCAGCATTTCATTATCCCACCCGGCATCCAGCGCAAGGCGGTTGTCTGCGATGACATAGGCGCGCTTTTGCGCCTCGGTCAGGTGCGCGGCTTCGATGACGGGCAGCGAGGCAAGGCCCAGCTTTTGGGCTGCCATGACGCGCCCGTGGCCTGCGACAATGCCGTTCTGGCCGTCCACGATGATGGGGTTGAGAAAGCCAAATTCGCGGATGCTGGCGGAGATCTTGTCCACCTGCTGCGTCGAATGCGTGCGGCTGTTGCGGGCGTATGGGATCAGTTCTGCGACGTGGACTGTTTTATAGGTCGGAAATTCTGGGTCTGTCGCCATGCTGTTCACCTTCATCTCGGGCGATGCGGCCCGGTCGCTGGGGCGCAGTTTAGCGCAAGGTTCAGGCAAAAGAAAGCCCGCGCTGGGGAGGACAGCACGGGCTTGAGGTGGGCAGGTGTCCAACAGGGAGGTGTTGTGCGGCGATGATAGCGCAAAGCGCCTGCTGTGGAAAGACCTATGCGGTGCGCCAGACGTGAAGCACGCCGCCGATGGTCTGCGTTGCGAACTTCTTGCCAGATTGGCGACCATAAATATGGCACGTCACCTGGGCCTTCAACGCTATTGGCCTATCTTCGATTTTAACCATGTCGCCAACATCCATGTCCTTCCACGGCCATGAAATGCGATCCGGCTTATCTCCCGGCTTTGTCTTTACGTCCTCGGCTTTGTGTACCTCAAACATTGGTGCCTCCTTTTTGCTTTGGCAAATAAACCTTATTTTTTCTTTATCATTGCGTCAACAGCGAAATCTGACCGCATTGAAGTTAGATGTTACACGCGAAGTTATCGGAGGCTCTAACTTCCAAGTCGTTGGTTTCTTTTGGAAAAAAGGTCAAAGTAGAAGATATCTAGATCTATATACTTACCACCCAATACCACTAGACTTCCTATAGGGACCATTTTCTGGGGGCTGATATGTCTTATGTATGGGAACGGGCTCTAACGTGTAAGATGGTCGTTTTTTGCAATTGCATCAATGACTTACATGTTAGAGCGCGCTCTAACTTCCGCGTGTAAGATCTAACTTCGCGGCAATCCAACAAAAAACGCGCCCGAAGGCGCGCTTTTGGTCCAACCCTCAAACGATGACCCAGATGTCGGCCACCTTGCCCTTCCAAGCCTTCTTGCCGCGCTCTTTGCGGATCATCCCGGCGGCTTCCATCTTCGCCAAGATCGCCTCGAGCGCGGCTGGTTTGATCTTCATGCGGTTGGCCAGGACGCTGGTGGACGCGCCTTTGTCGGGGTCGATGTAATTCACCACCCGCGCGGCAATGGCTTCTTCTGGGCGGTCCTTGCTGTTGTCGTTGGCAAAGACCAGCTTGATCTTGGCATCCAGTTCGGCGCGGACATATGCGAAGGCCCAGCGCACATGCTCGGCGGTCCTGCGGCATCCGGGGATGGCGATGATGAAGCTGATCTTGGCGACAATCTCATAGGATCGGCGGATCATCGCAACTGACGCCTCGCCGGTGTTCTCGCCCATCTCCTCGGCGTAGGAATGCAGCCACTTGCTTACCTTGCGGAGCATCTCGCTGGCGTCGTCGTCG